GCGGATCGCTGTTTCTTCCATTTTGAACTCTCCTTTCCGGGTGCTCAGTTAATATAGTTCTGTTCGAGCCATAAGAACCCAGTAACCGTTGTCACCAGCGTATTCAGCGGCAGCACGATGCAGGGGCGCAGACCGTACGAGTCCTCTCTGTGGCAGCCTGTGCTGTGGAAACTTCCGTCCGCATAAAACGTGTACATATATTCAGCGTTGTGGGTTCGTTTGGAGCGTGTCCAGTATTCAGTGTCTGCTTTTCGCTTGTCGGTGGCAGCAGTTGTGTAGTCGAAGTAGTCCAGCTTTGCACCTTCCTGTGCCATCAGACCATCTACGCCCTGCCAGGTGTAAACGCCCATCTCGACCGCGGAAAGCAGAAAGCACTTTCTCGAAAGGCCGTTCGAGCCGGAGGAAACATTGGCCGAACTGTAATCCGCCTGCTTCACGTAGGGAAGATGCACGGTCATCAGGCGGTTTGCTACACTGGGTGTGATATTTCCGCCCGGGTAGTTGACACACCAGTTGTCCAGTGCATACCCTTCGTACCCGTAGATGTAACCGCCACTGATGGAAGTGGATGCCGCAATGTTTGTTCGCCAGAGCCATGCGCCGTTGGCCGTGCTGTCGTACAACCCGCCGCCCGGAACGCCCTTGTGGATCAGCTTATACCAGTAGGTATTGCCGCTCGGGTCTTTAATGCCAAATTCTGTCCCCAATGCAAAGGAGCTGATGGGATTGCCGCCGTCATAGAACTTCTTGGCCACGCCATCCACGCCGATATAGCCCTTGTATACTGGCCTTGCCGCACCATCCACGCCGGTGGAGCGTTTGGAGACCGACTTGGCACTTCCGCCGATTCCGGTATAAATTGCCATGTTCCGTCCTCCTTATGCGTACACCAGCAGGATAGAGCCGGTTGCAAGGCTGCTTCCCGCACCGGGGTCACTGGTTTGAGAGGTGATGGTGTTGGTGTTGACACGTGCCCAACCTGAAAATCCGTTGCCATTATCCCATCTCTGACGAAACGCCATTTCTCCTGTACTATGAGCAATATATACTTGTGTTACATTACCGACATAATTCCACACCATAACAATGCCGTATGTATATACCCCGCTTGGCCCGTTTGTCCCCCAGTGCTCAGGAGTTGTCCGCCAAATGCCTGTATCGAGAGCATCCCAATTAGGCGCGCCAGTTAGCTCATCTCTCCAGAGCAAAGTCTCGCACGCACTTCTGGATGTAGTCTGTCCAGTCCCTCCTCGGGCAATGGGCAGAGTTCCTGATACGATGGCACTTGCATCATGGTTATGCGCACTCGGTGGATAACTACTCGGCTTCCCGCTCACGCTATCCCATGTAGAGGGAAACGTACTCGGCTTATCCGTCACAGAATTCCAGTCGGTCTTGATGCTCTTGAACTTGTCGCCCACAGTCTTTGCATCCGCCGGTGCATCGGGCACGGACAGGGTCTTGTCCGTGCCGGCCCGTGTTCCGGCAAGCGCTGCGGCATCCTCTGCGGCTTTCTGAGCCTTTTCTGCTGCCTGACGGCTTGTAGCTGCCGCTCCCGCACTGGTGGATGCCTCCCCGGCCTTGGTGGCGGCGGTGGAAGCGCTCCCCGCAGCGTCGGTGGCCTGCTGGGTGGCAGTGTTTGCCGCAGCGGTGGCCGTCTTGGTGGAGGCCGCCACGTCGTTCAGGGCCGCGGTGCGGGCCTGTGCGATGTTCTGCAAGGCGGTGGTGTGCTCCGTCTCCGTGTCCTGCAGGGCCCGCTTGGCGGCGGTCTCACTGGTCTTGGCGTTCTTCTCGCTGGCAGCGGCGTGGGTCTCACTCAGGGCTGCTGCGTCCTCGCTGGCTTTGGCGTTTGTCTCACTCGTCTTTGCCGCATTCTCACTGGCCTTGGCATTGGTCTCCGATGTTTTTGCGTTGGTCTCGCTGGTCTTGGCTCCTGCCGCACTTGCTTCGGCCTCCCCGGCCTTTGTGGTGCAGGTGGCCACACTCGCATCCATGCTGTCAGCACTTGCCTTCGCCTTGTCCGCGCTGGCTTTGGCGTTGGTTTCGGATGTTTTTGCGTTGGTCTCACTGGTCTTGGCCGCGTTCATGCTCTCCAGCGCCTGCTTGGCGTACTTTGTCACCTCGGCCACGAACTGTTCATAGATGCTCGGCGTAATGTTCTCGGTGGTCGTGTCGGTGTCGATGGTGTCATAGCAGGTGTACTTGCCGGGCTTGGTCATGGCAATGTAGCCGCTGTCGTTGATAGCCAGCAGCATCCAGGTGCCCTCTTTTTCCAGTGTCCACCGCCGGTCTACCAGTGCGCTGTTGTTCTCGTCCAGGATCTGCGGGTCCGGCAGGGTGCCGCTCAGCCGCTTCACATGCAGCGAGATGGTGCACGCCTTCCACTCCTCCGGCACTTCAAAGTGCAGCCGGTCCACCTTGGCGCTCCGCACACCGCCCAGATACAGCGTCTCAATGTTCGCCCGGAACGTAGACCCATTGTCCTGCAGCTTTCTGATCTTGATATCCAGTTGGCTCACAGTTTCACTCCCTTCCTGCCCCTATCCTATCACGCCCCGCCGGGTGCAACTACCCCGGACATACAAAAGGGAGGCCGTTCACCCCGAACGGTCTCCCTTTTCTTCTAAGCAGAGCTCCCCCCTTGGGAGAGCTGCAAGCAACTGCACCGCAGGTGCATTGCGCACTGAGAGGGTTCACCTCACCCCTGCCCACTCATCCTCGCTGTTCTTTACCTGTTTCTCCTTCTTTGCCGCGTCCTTCACCCACTGGGCAAAGTTCTTCTCCTCGTACATCTGGCTGCCGTCGGCCTTTTCCAGCTTCAGCAGCATCTGTTCCAGCTGTTCCCGGTCGTGGTCGTTGCCCGCCAGATACTCCTCTTTCACCGCATCGGTGATCTTGCTCTTGATCTGGCTGTCCGCTTTGCCCGCCGTCCGCAGCCGGTCGATCTCGTCCTGTACGTCCTTCCGCTTTCCGGTTTCCAGTGCGTCCGTCAGGTCGGAGTAGACCGTCCGGTCCTTGTCCCCGACCAGCAGACTGTCGGCCTTCTGGTTGATTGCTCCCGTCACAAGGTCGATCACCCATGTCCGCTTTTCCGCGTCAGCTTTCACACCCTCCCGGATGCCCAGGGTCTCGTACATTTCCCGCACAAGCTGCTTTGTCAGCTCCTGGCGCTGGCTGTCTTTACCCTCGTTCCGGGCCTGTGCAGCCTGCTCCACCTCCGGGCTGTATTTCTTCAGCCGGTTCTTCAGCTGGCTGGCAATGGTCTTTTCGTCCTTGCCCATGGCTTCCAGCTTCGCCATAGCACCGCTGGCGTTGTCCGTGTCCCCCTCGGCAATGGCGTTGTACAGCCGGTCATACTGCCCGGTGGCGCTCATCGGGGTCGAGCTGAACGAAAAGCCGCTTCCGCTTGCAATGTCTCGTGCATCTTCCACATAGGCATCAAAGGCATCCAGCATTTTCCGGGCGTTTCCCATAGGCACACCCGCAATTTCAAACCCGTACTGCATCAGGTTCACGCCTGCCTTTCGCAGTTTCTGGTGATACGCTTCCAGCTGTTCCTCCGTCATGTCACCGGTGTCCTGCCGGACAAGGCTGAAAAACTTCGTTACTGCTGCAAAAAGATCATTCACAGCGCTGATGTTGGTTGCACTCACCACATCGTAATCCGTACCGTTCACTGCATTTCCCACAGCGCTGTACAGCTCGCTGCCATACAGGAAGTTGCCCGCAAAGCTTTCCGTGTACAGATTCAGGAATCGCTTGCTCACGCTGGCTGCGGTCACATCTCCGTTCTCGTCCTGCTCTCTGTCCCACCAGTGCAGCAGGAAGTCCGCACCGATCTTCATCAGTGCAAACACAGCAGTCTGGGTGATCTGGCTCACAATGGCCCGGTTCAGGTTCTTTCCGGCCCGCTTCACTTCTTCTGCTGTCTCGCTGCTGTGTGCAGCCTTGTCCCGTGCTTTCTGGGCGTTGTAGTCCATCACCGCATCGGCCAGGATGCCGTAGTTCTGGAACCTCTGGGTCGTGAACATGGTCAGGGTCTTGGTCATCTGATCCGGGTTGCGCTGGATCCCCGCCCGTTGCATGGTGGTGTAGTTTGGCTGGGTCTCCTCGATGACCCGCTGATACATCTTGTTCACGGCTTCCCAGTAGGCTTCGCTGCCTTTCGTGGCTGCACCCTCTGCAAACTCGTTGGTATGGTGCTCCACATACCGCTTGGAGCCTTCCCACAGTGCCGCCACCGTGATCTCGTCCATGCTGTTGATCCAGCCGGTCACCCACTTGGGCAGCTTGTCCATGGCCTTTTCTGCCGCGCCCTGGCTCACGCCAATGCTGGCAAGCTCACCCCGCTGGCTGCCCCGCAGTCGGTATCGCAGCAGCACATCCCCGTGCTGGGCGATCTCCGCCTCCAGCGCCGCCCGCTGCTTGCCGGAAAGGTTCTTCACAAATGGCACCACCGCTGCCATGGTGTCCGCACCCAGTACCGCGCCCGCCGTTGGCAGAGATGCCGCCTGCGCAATGGCCACGCCCGGGTTCAGCGTCAGGATCGCACCCGCATAGTTGCCGCGCAACCTGTCCAGCACTTTGGTCATTGTGGTCGAGCGCTTTCTTTGCGTAGTCTGCAGGTCGGTCAGCAGGTCATCGATGTAGTTCGTCGCGCTCTGGCCCCACTGCTCTTTCAGGATACCATTTTTCAGCATCTTGATGCCGTCCTCGGTCTCAATGCCACTGTTCAGCACCTTCTGCACGTCCCGGATGGGTGCCGCCAGTCCGGCGTAGGCTGCCGTGTCCCGCAAACTCCGCTGCACCACGCTGCTGCACTCCTCCAGCAGGATGGGCATCTGGCTCTTGACACGGTTCTTCAGAAAGCCCCGGCCCTCAATGGTGGCATCCAGCTTCACGCCCTCGATCTGGGTCGCCAGCGCCGTCTTGTCCACTGCAATGGGGTAGTAGCTTTTCACGGTGGCCCGCTGGTAGCCCAGCAGCTTCATGCTCGTCTCGTTGATCAGGTTCGTGGTGTAGCTGCCGAAGAAATTCTTCATGTCCTCGCACCAGGCCCGGTCGTAGTCGGTCATGGCCTTCTCCACGGCCTGGATCACGGTGTCGGCCATGGGGTTTCCCGTGCTGTCCGTCAGCATTCCGATCTTCACGGTCTGGCCCTTCTGGTAAGCCTTCTCAATGTCGCCCCTGTTGTACTCCTCCGCATCCGGGATCGTCAGGCCACCGTTCAGCAGGTGCTCCCGGCTGTCGGCGTTCTGCAGGTGCATGTACAGGCTGCACAGCTGGGCGTGGGTCAACGGTGCAGCCCGACCCTTGCTGTCCTTCAGGCCAATGTCCACCAGCTCCGCGCCCGGACCGGCGAATTTTTCCATCTGTCTCAGGTTCGCCTTGCCCGTCACATTGTCAAAGAGCTTCGTTCCCTCCACAGTGATCCGGGTCTGTTCCCGCTGGCCGTCATTCAGCATGGTGCCCAGCTTCTCCATCTGGCTGTTCTTTGCGTAGCCGCCCAGCATCCGGAACACACGGCCAGCCCCCAGCATGTCCAGGTTGTATCTGGTCAGGGCGCTCCGCAGTTTTCCATCGTTGCCCTTGCTCTGGCGCACCTCTGCAGCCGCCTCGTTGGCGATCTTATCCACTGCTTCGGCTTTCTGCAAGCTCAGGGTCTTGTTTGCCGTCCGGATCACGTGCAGGGTGCTGGTCGTAATGGCTTTCAGCATCCGCATCTGGTCCACCGTCATGGGCAGATAGGTGCGGTTCTCGGTCTCCCGGATCCGCTTTCTCAGCCGGTCACGCAGCATCTCGGCCTTTTCGCTGTCCGGCAGTGCCTCGGCCTCTGTCAGCTGCTGGTTCAGCCGGTCAAGCTGGGCCTGCTTGCTGGCATTCAGGTCAGCCTGCAGCGCGTCAATGAGCTCCGGCACCTTGCTCAGCTTCCAGTCCTCGCTGATGCCGTTGGAGCTGTTCTCGGCTCCCATCGACTGCATGATGCTGGTGCGCAGGGCCGTCAGCCGGGCCACGGCGTGGTCGTTCAGCAGGGTCATATCCGCCAGCTTTGCCACCTCTGCCGCCTGCTGGATCAGGTGGGGCTGCACATACCGGTCCTTGCTGGGCCGCAGGATCATCTGGTTCAGCTGGGCAGCATTGGCCCGGATGCCCCGCCGCAGCTCGTCCTTCTGCCGACCGTCCCGGGCTTTCTGTACCCGCTTCTCAGCCAGCTTCTTGGCAATGGCAATGTCCTCGTCCCGCTGCTGCTGGGCTGCAGTGATTGCAATTGCATTCCTCTCTGCCTGCTTTTCCTGCCATTCCTGAGCCTTGCGCTGATTTTCCTGTTCCCATTCCATGATCTCGTTTTCCTGATGGATCAGCTGCCACTCGGCCCGATCAGCCCGGCGCTGTTCTCCTGCCACCTGGTGCGAAAGGCTCCAGTTCTCCCGCTTCAACTGTTTGTTTTCCAGCCGGATCTCGTCCAGCATCTGCTGGCGTTCTTCCTTCAGCCGCTTCTTTTCGGCCTTCCACTCCCGTTCGTAGGCTTCCTTCAGCACGTCCAGCTTTTCGGCCATGTCGCCGTAGTTGGTGATGTCCAGCCCCAGCGTATCCAGATTCTGATCCAGCAGCTTTTCTGCTTTTTCATTCCGCTTCTGCTGTTCTGTCCACTGCTGCAGTGCTTCATCCCGGCTTCCGTTCCGGCTGTTCTCATACATCCTTCGGTTGAACTCCCGGTTCTGCTCCTTCTGCACCTTCCGCAGGTCCTTCAGCGCCTGCTCCGCGTTCTCCTCGCCCACGGCAGCAGCCACAGCCTGGCGCTGCCAGCGCTGGAACCCGTCAAAGATGGCCTGTGCATCGGTCATCTCCGGCACGCTCAGGATATCACCCAGCATCCGGTCGGCCAGCTCCACTTTGGCATCCTCGTACTCGGCAGCATCCGCAAAGCGGCTCATCATCCTGGGCTTGATGGCATCGTGCACGTTCATCAGCACACCCAGCCACTCGGTGCTCTCCATGCTGGCCGCGCCGTCCACGCCCGCTGCCTTGGCCGCGCCCCGGAACAAGGCCGCTGCCCCTTCCTTTGTGCCGCCCATGGCCCGGGTGTCGTTGACGATGGCTTCATACACTTCCGCCGGGTTGCCGTCCCGCACACCCTCTGCCTGCCGCAGCTTCACACCGTGCCGCCGGGCCTCCGCCACCGCTTCGCTCCACGTCCCGTACCGCTTCACCAGCTCCGCCTTGGCCGGGCCGTCCTTGTTCACCGTGTAGCTCAGGTCGTGGTATTCCGGGTACTCGTCCCACAGCTCGGTGTTCCGGTAGGTCGCCCCGCTCAGAATCTCATCTGCAATGGTCTCAGACAGCGCGCTGGCCTTGCTCATGCTGGCCCCGTCCGCCGTCATGTACTCCACCAGCGCCCGGGTCTCTCCGGCAATTTTTGTCCGGTCGGCCCTGCTGCCGTTGGCCTTTGTCCACCGTACCGCCAGCCCGTCAATGGAATCCTGGCTGATCCTCACACCGTGGGTCACACCCATCATCTGGGCCAGCGTTTCCATCGCCGCGCGGTTGTCCGCAATGGCCCGGCTTGCCTGCCGCTGGGTGTTCTTCCGCGCGTCCCGTTCCGCCTGTTCGGCTTTGGCCGCCAGCTGGTACCGGAATCGTGCCAGGCTGCTCTCTGCGGGCAGCTCACCGGTCTTGTAATAGTCCCTGATCTCCCGCACAACACGGTCAGCATCAATGCGGCCGCTGTACTCCTTGCTGGCTGCAACCCTGCCGTCGGTGGTGGAAATATCCAGCGTGAACTTTCTCTGTTCACTGCCCAGGCTTCCCGCCATCTCACGGATCTGTTCCAGCTGTGCAGCGGTCGGGGCTTTGTCTGCGGCCAGGTCAACACCCGGAGCTTCCGCCATCACCCGCACATTACCGTCTGCCAGGAACTTGTTCAGTGCGTCCGTCCCTTCCGATACTTCCGCCGGGCCGAACACACTCATAATTTCCCGGTGGTCGGTGTCACGGGTCTTATCATTCCGGGCAAAATCCAGCATCTGCCCATCCGGCAGGATGTATCCGGCCCGTTCAAATTCACTCGTCGTGCCAAACTGCTCCACGGCCAGCTGACGGCGATACTTCGCCGCACCGCCTGCTTCCTTTGCTTTGGCATCATAGACAGCCTGCTGTTTCTGCTTCTGTTCATTTCTCTGGGTTTCCAGCTTGGCATGGGCTTCCCGCAGTGCATTATTCACTTCACCGATTCGGTTTTCAAGCTCTGCACCACGCTGGTTAAAGTCCTTCCGCTTTGCAAGGTACGCCTGGTATTCTTCACTGGCCTTAAACTCCTTTGCCTCGGCAGAGAACAAACCCAGAGATTTTCTCTTCGCTTCAATCTCCTTTACCTCGGCGCTGTTCAGCCAGTTTGTTCGCTCTGTTTTCAGGGCGTTTTGCTGGTGTTCCAGTTCCCGACTTTCTTTTTGAAGTGCCGCCAATTCATCCACGTTTCCAGCAGAGCCGTCACTCAGCTGGAACCGCACCGATTTCTTCACAGGTTCGCTGTTTCCCTTGCTTTCGGCATTTTCTTGTGCTATACTATTTTTAGCAGGAAAGCTCGGGCGTTCACCGCCCTCCTCGGTTTTGAGTACCGTGTCAGCGCTTTCCTGATAAATAGAACCCTCCGACCCTCTGCTCCCCGAATCTTCGGATTCCATGTGGGCTTTGCCGGAGGGTTCCGTAAAACCTCCTTGCAGACTACTCCTTGAATCTTTGGATTCTACGTGGGTACGCATGGAGGTTTTATTATTTGTAGATTTTCTATTCACAATATCATAGAAAATCTCCCGGTCATTTGCTTTGAAGGCAGTCAGAACATCTGCTTCATAGGCATTCTGCCCAACCACAATTTTGATTTTTCCACGGTTGAATGCTTCCGCATTCTTGTGGTTTGCAGGTTCTCTGTAGACTTCATCTGCGGTTTTAATAATTTCATCCAGATTTGCAGCCATCCGCATTTTATCTGCATACGTTTCTTCGTTCGTTCTCTGAAGCGCCATTGTAGATTTAGAACGGACAAACTCACTTCTTCCATCTTTATGGTTCAAAATTGTCCAGCCGTTCCGCTCAAAGCCATTCGGATACCGTTCTTTGATGGCCTGCTTCACTACGGTTTTCCAATCTTCCTGTGGAACACCGTTCAGGATATCTTCATCAATTTTGATGTAGCTCTCTCCGTCGTCATCCTTCTGGATCGAAAAACGAATATTGCGTCCTTCCGCCGCGCTCTCTGTCTTGAGGGCAGCGGCGTTTTCTTTTGCACTGCGCAGGTTGTCCATCGCTTTTTCAGCGTGGGCAAAGTATTCGTCCTGCAAAATTTTGCGCTCGTTCTCAGCCAGGCGCTGGGCCTTCAGGGCAGCCCGGTTGTCTGGGTCAAGGGTCAGCACTTCCTTTGCCCGGCTGATGATGCCGCCCAGCATCTCCTTCACCCGGTTCATCACGGTGCGGATGGTTCCGGCCCTGCCGCTGTTCTTCTCGGCCTGCCCGCGCTGGAACTCTACCCAGCGCTTGAAATCGGATTCATTGGAGAAGATGCCCCGCCAGGCATCGCCCACCAGCTCCTCGGCAGCTTCCTCATAGGTCAGATTCTGCTGGGCATAGTCGGTCATCTTCTCCCGGATCATCTCGTCCACGGTCTCAACGCCGCTGCTCCTGGCCAGATACAGCAGGGCATGGTCCTGCAAAGTCTTTGCTCCCTCGCTGTCCAGTGCGTTGTACCAGTGGTAGTCCTCGTGCAGCACCGTGCCGAACGTATCCTGTGCGCTGTCTCCAAAGAAGATCCGGGCCGTCTCCGTGTCCACATAGGCCCGCACCCGGCTGTCTGCCTGTCCTGCACCGTTCTGCAGCACGTTTTTCAGAACCGCCGTGGTGCCGGTTGCCGCCGCGTTCAGCTCGATCACCTGGCTGCCAGCGTCGTTCGCGTTGCGCAGGGTTCCCTTGTAGATGGTCTCACCCCTGCCCGTCAGGCTCTGTTCCGTCAGAGTACCGCCCAGCTGGCTCTTGGCCCACCGGGTCTCTGCCGCATCCCTGCCGTAGGTGTAGGCGATCTCCAGCGCGTTCCGGCCCTTGAGGTTGCCCAGCACATAGTTCACGTTGGCCGCCATGCCGCTGCCGGTGCCCGCCAGCTCCAGCGCCTGGTCAAAGGTCTTCACGTCCTCCATCTGGCCCAGCCGGTACAGGGTGGATGCTGCCGCCGCATAGCGGTCACTGTCCACGCCTTCCGGCTGTTTCCGGCTGATCTCCTGCGCCGCCTTTTCGCCCACCTTCCAGCTCCGCAGCACCTGCTCCGTCCGGGCCTGCTTCTGGCCCTCCGTCCTCGGTGCTTCCATGCCGTAGGTCTCCCGCATCGGGCTGCTGCCTGCTTCACCCAGAGCACTTTCTTCCGTGGTCGCCGCCTGCATGACCGCCTGCTGAGGAACATTTACAATACCGTCGTCCTCCGCCGCCTTCCGTCCAGTACGGCCTTCAGCGTCCAGCTCAGAGCTGCCCAACATGCCAAGGTCTCGCCCTTCGGGAGAGCTGACGGCGCTCTGCGCCGACTGAGAGGGTGAGCCCGCTTCTCTCGAACTTTCCACCATTTCCCCAGCGTTCTCAACAGCATTCTGCTGGCTGCGCTGTGTCGCCACTTCCCGCAGCATCCGCCGGGTAGCCGCAGCCGTGCTCGGCAACTTCACCCCATAGGCTTCCTCAAAAGCCGCGCGGTTTGCCTCGTTTCCGGCCTCCGGGGTGAACAGCCTGATGGTCTTGCCTGTCAGGCTGTCACCGGCCGCCGCTTCTGCAAACGTCTGCACCGCCACATTGTCCGATACCGGTGCAGCACTCGTACCGCTATCCTCAGCCGCAGAGCCCTGCTGTACACGCTCAGATGAGCCCTGTTCTATCAGATCAGAGTTTTCCGTTCTGCCAAGGGCTAACGGGTTGCGGCTGTCAGCGCTCACGCGCTGACTGAGGGGTTCCGGCTCCCGCGCCAGCTCCTCCCGGCGCTGGTGTTCCTTCAGCGCCTGCTCGTATTCGTCCTGAGCGGCATACCGCTCCACGTTTCCCCGCAGGCTGGAATCTCCCGCGTTCATCCTGGAAAGCCCTGTGCCCACAGCGCCGCCCAGTGCACCGGACGCTCCGCCGGTCAGCCCCGCTTCCAGCGCCTGAACCAGCGTGTCCGTGGTAAACATGGTCTGGGCAGCTTCGCTGTCTCCCAGGGCCGCATCAATGGCCTTGTCGGCGTAGGTCTCCACAAAGGCCTGCATGGCGTTGTCAATGCCGCCGGAAATGGCGTTGGCAACTGCCGGATGTGCCGCCGCAAAGGCCGAATCCCCAGCCAGCGCCCGGATCTTGTCTGCCACAGCTCCCGCCACGGAATTTCTGGCGTAGTCCGCGCCCATGGTTCTTGCCAGATCAGCCGCACCCACGCTGTTGATGGCCCATCCTGCGCCAAACTTGGCCACGCCGCCCACCAGCGCCTTGCCTGCGCTTTCGCCCTTGGCCGCGCTCTTGCCCATGGCATCCGCAGCGCCCTGGGCACTCAGCACCGGCAGCACCGCCGCCGGGTTGATGGCACCCACGGCAAGGGTCTCTCCGCCGCGGGC